TACAATATCCATAGCCATAATACTAACATTCGCCTGCTGAATATTATTTACGAACTGAACGCTGTTTACAATTATATGAACTAAAGGAAAGATAGTTTGCTTATTCAAATCTATTCTGAATATATCGCCCTGTGTAGTAGTGTTTACTATTGGGTCGTTATCGAAGTGCGTTTTAATCTTCGTTAATAGGTTGTAATATCCTGTCATTTTCTATAGTGTTTTCTAATTTCGTTTTGTTCGATTTGGTTTTTTTGCTTTTCGAAGACGAGATAGGTAAGACATTGAGTAAGTCGAAGTCTTGTAATTTCGTCAAATTTTGTAATGTCGCCTTTAGCGATTCCATAAATACTTCCGTACCAACCCCATCGCTTACTGAACTGCCCCCTTTCGGTGAAGTCGCTGAAGTTAGCTTGTTCTTCTTCATCTCGCGTTGTAAATAACTCATCGTAGCTTGTAACAATTCTTTTTCTAAATTCCAAAAAAAAAGCGATGCACTAATAGCCACTCCTAAAGGCGCGAACTTCATTAAGTCTTGCATATCAGGGTTAGGTTCGTACTCTTCTAATTCGTAGCCGTTTTTAGTTCGTGTTTTAACAGGTCTGTATAATACAGCCATTGCTTTATGGTAGTTAGACCAGTCGTTTAAATGATTCTCTAAGTCGATGTATTCGCCAAAAGTAATCTCTTCTAAATTAGGTATAAAGTGAAATTCGTGTTTATCTATCTTGAAACTTCTTTTTAATTGTGTCTTCTCGTTAAACAATTTACTAAAATGCTGTATTAAGTCATTTAAATCTGTTACTCGTATTTTAGCAACGTCTTTTAAATCTATTCCACAGAATATCTCTACCATTTTCTGCGCTATAAATTCTTCATCATTCGAATTTTTCTGAACTTTTAAAAAGTCCTGATAGCGTTTTAATGGTATCTCATCTAAACTTGTAGGTACTGTTATGTTAACCTTCATAATTATATAACTTTATTTTTTATTATCGTAGTAAGCCTTCGCTGTGCTATATGCTTCGAATAGCATTTTAATGTGTAGCATAATTCGTTGTGGATTGTCAAAGACTATTCGTACTTTCTTATTCGTCTTTTCGTAGATAAACGCTTCGACTACTGCTATCGCTTCGCGTATTTGTGGGTCGTTCATCGTATAAAGTATTGCCCGTATGTAGTGTTTAAACCTAAGGTTTCCATTTCGTGATAACGTAGCGCGTCAATAGCGTGGTTAAAATGGTCTATAGGCTTGTTTAAACGCATTCCTGTTTTATCAGTGTCCCAACAATACGAACGTAGTTCTTTGATTAAATTACTGCTGTTAGAAGTAACTAAATAGTTTTGACGTTGCATAACATCTATACCGTAGTTTATAGAGTCTTTGCCTTTTGTTACAGGTTTAATCGTCTTTCCGTAGCGTCTTATTTCTTCGATTGATTTAGGTTCTGCACTATCAGCGTATATTGTTACGTTATTAGGTAACATCTTTGCTATGTCGCTATTTAACATTCCTGTTCTATAGGCTAACTCATTTATAATTCGTGTTCCGTTATAATTGTATACTTCGATTATAGCAGTAGGGTCATTTGTATAACCAAAGTCTAAACCTATTCCGATTAACTTAGCTTCAGCAGGTAGTATGTCTATTTGCTTCCAGTTATTAAATACTACACCTTCTAAACTACCAACTTGACCTTCTCCGTATACCTTCCACCAATTCGCCCAATAAGCACTTGTAGAAGCCTTCTCGCGATTCTTTTCTATTTGCTGTACTATTGATTCGTCTAATGCTTCGTTATCCTTGTAGGTAAGAATTATAAAGTCTGAGTCAGGTTCGTCTTTTAGTTCCTTATGTACCCAAAATTCATTAGCAGGGTTAAAGTCTAAGAAGACTTCTTTCTTTGTTCTTATTGCAAGTTCGTTGTATGCTTCAAATGGAACGTTATTACACTCATTAATATAAAGTATATCACGCCTTGCACCTCGTAATTTAGAACTATCATCAGCACTAAAGAACTCTATAAAACTTCCGTTGGCAAATTCGTATTTTAGTAGGGTCTTGTTAAATCTATCGTCAAAGAACCTGCCTGTCCATTTCATTATTTTTTCGAAGTCACGTAATGCACCCCTTCTTAAATGTGGTATTGATTCAGCTACAACGCTTATTTCTAAACCTGCAGTCTTAGTAGCTTTGTCTATAAGTACGGGTAATATACCAAAAGTCTTACCTGCTGAAGTTCCGCCTTGAATTATTTTAATCCGTCTTTTTAAAGACAGTATCTTATTTATAGCAGATGTTCTTTTAAACATAATCCCATTTAAAACCATACATTGTTGGTTTTTTACCTGCACAACATTTTTGAATATTTGCTTTATTAAAACCTAATTCTTCTTGAATACATCCAAACCCATCCCAAATTTTAATTACATTTCCATTTAATGTTTTTTGATAAACTTTTTTAGATTGAGATTTCCTTGTGTTTTCTTTAGATGTTATCCATTGAAGATTTATCACATTATTATTTTTTTTATTGCCATCAATATGGTCAACTTGTGATAAATTTAAATTGTTATTTATAAAATGTTCAGCAACTAATCTATGAATTAACATATTTTTCTGTTTATTATTAATACTTAATTTAACAAAAAAATAACCATCTCTATGATTTAATTTACATAATTCCTTTTGTCTACCTATATGACTAATTACATTCCCGTAATTTGAAATAGAATATCGGTTATTATAACCTTTAATTTTAACGTATTGTTCCATAAAACAAATATACAAAAAATTATTTATTCACTGTCGTTCTCCGAAACATCAGGGAATAATGGTTGTTCGATATTCGTTTGCTCTATTTGCTCTTTTAGGTTGTTTAGGCGCTGTGTTATACTTGCGTTGTATTGTCCTACCATACCGCCAGTTATTTGGTCTTCACGTATTTCTTTGCGTATACGCGAACAGATAGGGGTATATTCTTCGTATCTTTTATCTCTATTTTTAAAATAATCTTCAACTTGTCCTACGATATCCCAACAAAAAACCTCGAAGCCTTCCATTGTTAGCGGTCTTTCAAGTGGTTCTGCTCTTTCTTCAAATTCTTTACCACCGAATACGCTTTTTATTCTTGGGTTTGCTTTTACGTCTTGTTTGTATCTTATGAATAGTTCGTATAGTTGTTCGGGACTATTTAAGTTTCTTGGTCTACCTACTTTTGCCATTTGATTCGTGTTTTTTTAAGTTTTCTTCATAGCTTGTTGAACATATTGCCAGCCTTTGGTCTATGTCTTCGTATTCTACTGTCATTACATCGTCTAACATACAACGTTGAATGAAGTCTTTTTTTGATTCGTCTTTTCTTGGTTTAGGAATGGGCATCTGTACTTGTTTTAAAATAGTTTAAAAATTCGTCTTCTGTTAGTTCCTCTACTCCAAAGAAGTTATCGCAATCTGTTTCTACAAAAATAATATGCGCTCTTTTCTTTTCTAAAGTACGTCTAATTATTTCTGCGTATTCTTTTACGTCTTTGCCGTAGTCAATTATAAAGTATTTATTTTCCGTACTCATCGGTCAATGTTTTTAACTTTTGTAAGACGTCACGTAGACAACTTCCGCAGCTTGTAGGTTGCATATTTTTATGAAAGGTTCTATTGTATATTTCTAATATTCTTAGTTGCTCACTTGGTCTCATTTGGTTTCGTGTTTCGCTATACCACCAAGTTAAAAATTCATATTCATCTTCGAGTAAACATTCAGGTTTATTGTAAGGGAAAAGTTCGTTTAGCTTTTGCTTACGTTCTTCACAACCGCAGTCTTCACCCATTACCCATTTTGCTACTTTAGCTATTCCTGTAGCTTCTAATACTTGTTCAACAGTATCTCCAAGTCCTTCTGCTTGTTTTTTTCTTCTTGCCATTTGTTTAATATTAATTCGTAATCCGTGTTTTTATAGTCTTCGTAGTCTTCTCCTACATTTTCTTTTAAACGTTCCTTACAATGCTTCAACGTTTGAAATATACTCTTTGTGCTTATGGTAGTTTCTTTGCTTAAATCACGTATTGATTTACCTGTACGTTTGTATAAGTCAAATAGCATTTGGTCGTACCAGTGCCAAGTCTGAACTTCGTTATTTATGTATTTTAGTATTTCTTCGTAGGCTTCGTGTTTTGCTAACTGCGTGTCTTCGTGCGCTAATTGTCCTACTTCTTCAATGCTTACCTTCGGGTGCTTTGTCTTTTCCTTTTGAAAGTCTAAATACATATTTCTAAGAACAAAGTAAACATAACTTTTATTTACACTTCCGTTTGTTATAATTGCTTCAGGCTTGCAATACTTTAACATTCGTAGATAACTTTCTTGTACTATGTCTTCAGCGTAGAAATATTCGCCGAAACTTTCGACTATGCGCACATACTCTTGGTGGTGTTTAGCTACTATGTTTAGCCATTTCATTTAAGCAAATGTATGATTATTTTTTAAACAAACAATAGACGAAAATATAAACAAAAGGTTGTTAATAAAAAAACCCACTATAAAAGTGGGCTTCTTCCTTCTTGATAGTACTGTCTACAAACGTACTTATCTATCTTTTGTAA